AAGTCTTACATTGGCAAGGAAGTTCCAGCAGCGTACAACGCAGCAGGAAAGTTCGCCAAGAACGTCATCGCTAACACAGCATGGTGGGAGACAATCATCTCAGCTGAGGACACAACAAACCGTCCACTATTCACAGCTGCACAGCCATCAAACGCTCCAGGAGCAGTCGGCGTAAACAGCATCACAGGAAACGTAATGGGTCTCAACCTATTCGTTGATCCACACATGTCTGTAACAACACTCATCGACGATTCAGCATTCATCGTCGTTCCAGAAGCAGTAACATTTTATGAGGCCCCAAAGACTCAGGTCCAGGTCCAGGCTCTCGCAAATGGTCGTTTGCAGGTGGCCGTCTATGGTTACTACGCAATCGCAACAAAGGTCGGCGCAGGCGTTCGTCGCTTCAACCTTACCTAATAACTAACTAAGCATGGGGGGGCGGTTGCTCCCGATCGCTCCCCCAGTCGTTTACCGAGAGGAAAGAAATGCCAACAATTATCACGGCTTCAGAGCTTCGATCAACCCTTGGCGTTTCTTCCTCTCTGTATTCGGACGCAGTTCTATCAGACATCATTGATAGTGCAGAGGCGATCATCCTGCCAATGCTCGTGACTTACTCAGTCGCCATCGATGCAGTCTCGCTTAACAATAACGTCGCTTACTTCTCAACAGTTCAGATGAACCCATTTGGAGAAGGTCAGTCCGTAGTTATCAGCGGATGCGGAAGTCCTTTTAATGGCACTCGAACAATCACAACAGACTTACTCGATGACGATTCATTCTCAGCGGCAATAACTAACGCTGATATCATCTCTAAGAACATCATCCCATCAGGGTTGGCTACCCTTACTGGTGCATCGACTTATGTCGGAAATAGCGCAGTAGAATCAGCCGTCCTAGTCGTCTCTGTCGAAATCTTCCAGAGTCGCACAGCAGCAGGTGGCCAGATCGAAGGCGTGGACTTTAGTCCAAGTCCGTTCAGGATGGGTCGCTCACTCTACAATCGCTGCGTTGGTCTCCTAGGTTCACTCGTCGATGTCGGAACGATCGCCCAGTAATGCCAGCCTCAACTATTCTTTCAGCCGTCCGCACTCCACTTGCTACAGCACTTGGGTCAGTCGCAGCTAACGTCTTCTCATACGTCCCAGAGAACGTTCCAGTCCCGGCGGTAGTTCTCGTCCCATCTTCACCATATATGGAGTTCGACACAATCGGTAAAAGTACCTTCAAGTGCAAACTCAATTTCACTATATCTTGCTGCGTGGCTTATTCAAGCAATCCAGCATCGCTCGACAACATCGAGCAACTCATCGAAAGCGTTGTCCTCGCCATTCCAGCAGGTTATGAAGTGAGCGATGTCCAACGACCAACCGTCACACAAGTAGGCGCGAGCAATCTGCTAGTAGCCGATATCGTCGTTAGTACCCACTACACGCGAACAAACTAAAGGATAAATAATGGCAACCACAGTAATTACAGGTCGCGATATTTCTCTATCTTTCACAGGTGGAACAGATATCGAAGCTCAGGCACTTTCAGCAGTTCTTACAAAGACCAACCTACGTCAGACATACCAGACTCTCGATGGAGAGGCTTACAAGACAACTAACGTAGAGGCAACTTTTGCCCTCTCAATGTTGGCAGACTGGGGCAAGACTTCTTCAGTATGTGAGGCTCTTTGGAGTGCTGCTGAAGCACCAGAAACTACAATCTCAGTAACATTGACCGCTGCTACGGGCGCACAGTTCGTATTTCCAATTCTTCCAGAATTTCCTACAGCAGGTGGCGCTGGATCAGATGCTCAGACTGTAGACTTTACTTTCAAAGTCGCTGGCGGAGCAGTAACAGAAACCTTCAGCTAAAAACTAGAAACGGGAGCAATCATGAAGAAAGCAATCACAATTACATATCGATCTGGGGATCAGGCTACTTATGTGGCCTATCCACCAGACTTTGCAAAATGGGAAATGGCTAGCAAGAAGTCAATTTCAGAATTCTCTGGAATGTGGGACATCTTATTCGTCGCTCATAGTGCCATGAAACGCGAGGGAGCAGGGCAACCTGTAAAACCTTTCGAAGCTTGGATCGAGAGTGTTGAAGATGTGGATGTGGACGCTGATAGCCCAAAAGCCATAGCCGAGGAAGTATCGGCCGACTCCTAGTCGAGTTAGCCATCGCAACTCATATTCCGATGAGGGAATGGGAATCTGCGGAAGATATTTTAACGGCGATTGAAATACTGAAGGAGCGTAATGAACCAGGCTGAGGTCGAGGCTTACAATCGGAAAGAAATCCGACAGGTAATCAAAGCCTTTAAAGCCATGGATGAGAAGGCAGTCGAAGAGGCCAAGAAGGTCTCAGGCGCACTTGCCGACTATGCGTTAGGTCAGATTCAGAAGGCTTCCGGCACTCGAACTGTGGCCACTAAGGTTGCAGTTCGTATTGCTCAGGGTGGCAAGGTTTCCAAAAGTTCCAAGGTAGGTGAGATTAGCCTAGGGTTCGCTTCTCAGAAGTTTTCTGGTGGAGCAGATACTAAAAAACTCTGGGGTGGCATGGAGTTCGGCTCGAACAAGTTTAAGCAGTTCCCAGCCAGAACCCCACGCTTCCGATCAGGTAACTATGGCTATTTCATCTATCCAACACTCAAGGCTATCCAGCCTTATATTATTCGAGAATGGCAAGATGCCTTCTCAAAGATTCTTAAGGAGTTCTAATGGCTTCAGATAGCAGAACCCTTAAACTCGCAATCCTTGGAGAAGTTAAAGACCTTAGCGCAAGCCTTACTAAAGGCTCTAATGAGGTCAGCACATTCGGCGATAAGATCAGTAAGTTCGGCAAGGTCGCAGGAGCCGCCTTCGCAGCTGCTGGAGTAGCGGCAGTCGCTTACGCTGGTAAGTTAGCGATCGATGGAGTCAAGGCGGCGATCGAGGATGAAGCGGCTCAACTACGCCTAGCCACATCTCTTAAAAATGTTACTGGTGCAACAGAATCTCAAATCAAGGCGACTGAGGATTACATTCTCAAGACTTCTCTGGCTAAAGGCATCACAGACGATGAACTTCGTCCAAGCCTTGATCGCTTGGTCAGAAGTACAAAATCAGTCGAGGAAGCCCAGAAGTTACAGACACTTGCAATCGATATTGCGGCAGGTACAGGCAAGTCACTTCAGGCGGTTACAGAAGCCTTAGCCAAGGCTCAGGACGGCAACTTCACAAGCCTTAAGAAACTAGGCGGCGGCATCGATGAGAACATTCTTAAGACTAAAGACTTTGATGCGGCCACAGCTTCTCTAGCCAAAACTTTTGAAGGGCAAGCCTCAAAGCAGGCCGAGACATTCCAAGGCAAAATGGATCGTCTTAAGATCGCCTTTAATGAAGGCAAGGAAACCGTCGGCTCATTCATTCTTGATGCAATTACTCCAATGGTTGATTTCATCGTCCAGAAGGTAGTACCGGGCGTCCAGATGTTCATCGATTCAATCGGTGGAGAAAAGGGAATTAGCAAGGCTCTTAACGGATTCGTCACAGCTGCTAAGTCAATCTTCATCCCAGTATTCCAAGGTATCCAATTCGCCTTCGATAAGATTAAAGGCGCAGTATCAGATAACAAGGAAGAGTTCCAAGCCCTATTAGAGTTCATTCAAAAGTACGTTGCTCCATTCCTAGGCGGAGTATTCAAACTGGCTATCCAAGGAATTGGAATTGCCATTGGAGTAGTCGTTGATTCAGTAGGAGCATTAATCCGTGGATTCCAGACGCTTATTAATCTAGGCTCACAGATTGGCGGTGCTATCGGTGGAATGTTCGGCGGAGGTCGAGCATCTGGTGGTCCAGTCATGGGTGGAACGACTTATCTCGTAGGCGAGAAAGGCCCAGAACTATTTACGCCTTCAAATAGCGGCAGCATTATTCCTAACAGCGCTTTAGGTCGAGGCGGATCAACAATTAACTTAACGGTCAATGGAGCCATCGATCCTGAAGGTACAGCTAGAACAATTGTAAACATCCTAAACAATTCAGCGGCCAGAGGCACACTAGGCGCTGGGGCATTAGTTATCCCATGACCGCATATACGCCTAGTTACAAAGTCCTTATCGAAGGCGTAGAACTAACCGAGGTCACAATCGCTGACCTTACGGTCACTTCAGGACGTACGGATATCTACCAGCAACCCGTTGCCGGATATTGCCAGTTGCAGTTGATTAACTTTGATAATTCCAGTTATGACTTTACAGTAGGAACTGGCCTAACAGTAGAAGTCACTGATTCAGTCGGAACTTATGTTCCAATCTTTGGCGGCCTTATTTCGGATTTTACAATCACGGTCAATAGCGCTGGAAATCTTGGTTATACCACTTTAGCAAGCATAACTGCTCTAGGAGCCTTATCCAAACTTCCCAAGATTATCGATGCTGGAGTGTTATCTCAAGACCAAGATGGCGACCAGATTTATACACTTTTATCAGGTTACCTTTTGGGTTCATGGAATGATGTCCCAGCAGCAGAAACTTGGGCCGCATACAATCCGACTGAAACATGGGCTAACGCAATCAATATCGGATTAGGCGAAATTGATCGTCCAGGCGATTACGACATGATTTCACGATCTTCTAGCAATACTGATCTTTATTCATTAATTGCGGATATTGCCAAGTCAGCCTTTGGCGTTATCTATGAGGATGCAAACGGCAATATCGGTTATGCAGACCAAACGCATCGCCAAAATTATCTAGCTGCCAATGGGTATACAACCCTTGATGCCAACCACGCCAATGGGGTGGGCTTATCGGCAACGACTCGTGCTGGTGATCTCAGAAACTCATTTACGATCAATTATAATAACAATGGCAATCAAACTTATACGGCAACAGATTTAGTCAGCCAAGCCAATTATGGGGTTTATGCTGAAAATTACACTTCACGGATTAAACACACAGTTGATGCCGAGGCGCTTGCCGATCGATACATCGAGCTAAGAGCCAATCCTTATCCAAAGTTTCAAAGCATTACTTTCGTATTAGGCAACCCTGAAATCGACAATT